TGGGGCCATCCTGAATCTGCCTTAGCCCCAGCTTTGCCATTAATTTGCCAGACCTGTTGGAACCACAGATCCCGTTGTTCCTTGGTAAAGGCCGATTGTCGGCGCCTTTCCTTTTCATCTGCATTAAACTGGCGCAGCCGTCCCTTGCGGAAAATCCCGATATACTCATGGTCTTGGGAGACATAGGCATTGACCGGTAGGAACCCGCTGCCAAGGAAGGCATTTGGCCTATTGCTGATTTTCTTCCAAAAGATTGGAATGAGTGGGGTAAAGCCAATTTCCAGACAGCAGATGGTCAGGGCCGCATGATTAGGATAACATTGAAAATCCTTGTCAATGGTTCTTGTGGCATCGCCAATATTGAGACAGAGGATACCGCCTTGGATCAAGGCCCGATGGCACTCTTGAAGTACCATGGCCAACAACGAAATTGAATCTTGCCAAAGGCCAGAACTTGGCCCGCAGCCTTGCTGCTCAAAAAGGACATCCCATTTTTTGATGCCTGGGTACGGAGGGGAGGTTATGACACACTGGATAGACTCATCTTTAATCTCCGGCATGCTAATTGAGGAATGATGATAAATCATGTGTTTTCCCTGATGAACTCGGAATCTACCACAGCCTGACCCAGTTCCAAGCATTGCAGGACCATCACCTTGGAACTCCGCCGGTCATCCCGCTGGACACTGGTGCCAACCCTCATCCTGAGCATACGCTCTTCAGCCTCTGACTTGTCAAGAATTAACATACCATCCACATCTCCCAAGATTTGTACAGACTCTCCAATGTCACTGCCCTTCTTGGATTTGCGCTCAATGGCCGCCTTGCTTCCGGCCTGGAAAGGCATGACCAGCAGGGAATGGTACTGCTGGGCCAGGGCCACGTTGTCCTGCCGGTTCTTGACTATGGCCATGCGGTCCTCGCCCCGGAAGTTCTGCAGGTCAGGGCTGTCCACGACAATTACATGAGGTACGAATCCCTCCAGGTGCGCCCAGACCTCCAGGGTGGACCTGACCTCGGCCACCCCGGCGGACCGCATAGGCCAGTACTGGAACTTGAAGCGGGCGCCCCGGAGCTGCCTGTCAGTTGCCTGTGCCCGCTTCCATGCCGCCCTCCATGCCGGTGGGCTTTTCTCAATAGGTACGGCCCATGTCTCCATCTGCCAATGGCTTTGGCCCCGGCAGGTGGCACAGGCCCGGTATCCCTGCGGAGCCTGAGAGAAATGTGGCTGTTGGCCCTGGCCGTCCAACAGGGCCACTCGGTTGATGCGGTCGACCCTGGAGCAGTTATTCTCCTGGTTCAGCCGGCAGTCCCAGACTGGCCACCACACGGGGCCTGATGGAGGCTTAAGCGGCACTCCGGCAATGCCCTGGACGAACCTCCTGGTTTCCTTCCTGCGGTTCATCTCGAAGCTGAACCTGGCCACGTTCAAGCCAGCGAAGAGAGCCATGAGCTGGATGTATTGCACCATGTAGGATTTGCCGCCCTTGTAATTGCCTACCAGGCCCCAGGCGTCCTCTCGGACGAACGGTCCCAGGAGCCGGCCCAGGGCACCAGGCAGAGTGAACAGCTCGTCGTCGCCCTCAAATGCATCCCTTATGGCTCCCATGTCTTTGAGCGGTTCACACCCAAGGGAAATTCCTTGTCCCGGTCCTGTCCATCTGGCCACAGCCTCTTCAGCCCCCAGGAGGTTTCCTTGCTGGATGTGGGCGTCCAGGTCTTCTTTGAGCAGGGTCAAGGAACGTTCTTTAAAGAACTGGAGGCCCTGGTCGATAACGTACTCGTCGTTGAGGCCCTGGCCTTCATATTCCTCACTGATACTGGCCAAGAACTTTCCGATCATCTCGGCACTGTCTGGGTCCAGGCCGTTTCTGCGGTTGGCTTCGTACAAGTCCTTGATGTGGCGTCCCGGGGCCTTGTCATAGGCAGCCATGTATTCGAACACCCATTTAGCCACTACCGCCATATAGGGAACGGACATATACCTAGGTCGGTAGACCAGGGCCAGTCGGCGCAGCACCCGGTCGCTGACTATGAGGCCAGTGACGATCCGGCGTTCGACTGAGGTGTCTATGGATTCTCGGGTCCAGGTAGTCAAAGGCTTATATCTTGCTAATGCTCATAATGACGAAGCCATTGCCATGTTCTGGTGCATATCCACCTGTTATTTCATTTACTCGCTTCGCTGGCATGATGTAATCCACCCGGACCATAATTTCCCGGCCGGTGTAGCCAGGATTTTGATGAGCTCCATTTCCTGGTACCCACTCCTTCAAAAGCAGTTCATCGCCCACCTGGAACCCTTCCGGCCGGTCATCTCGGCGCAACTCGAAGCGTTTGACCCCATCTAAAGTAGGCTGGAAAAACTCTGGCCAGGTCTTTAATTCGTGAAGCATTTAATCCTCCAAATTAGGATGTCCTCTCCAATCTGCGTCTGCTGGTAAATGGTTTCAATATTTCCTAGGCCAATTCTGTTGCCTGACAACTCACCTCCAGCTTCTTCATGGGCAACAGTTCTCGGAGCCAATCGCCATCCGGGTCATCATAGTCGAGTTCGTAAAACACTCTGGCAACCCCGGCCATCACCAGGATTTTTGTGCAAACGGCGCATGGCCTGGTGGTGCAGTAGAGAATGGAACCAGCAGTGGCCACACCCAGGCGGGCAGCCTGAGCAACGGCGTTTGCCTCGGCATGGGATGATACGCAGGCTCGGTCTTTCCTGGCGTCCGTGACATTGGCAGCCCTGCGGTGACAGTAGGGGATTTTCATAGTCCCTTTGCAAGTCAGACATTTCGGGCCTCGCCACATTCCACAATCTGGACAAACTATTTCCTTGTCGCTGCAATGTTCCTGCCCAGGCAACGCCCCATTATATCCAGTAGCGACGATCCTGTTATCCCGCACCAGGACTGCTCCCTGGGGCCTGGAGTTGCAGGTGGAGCGCACGGCAGCCAACTTGGCCTGCAAAAGATGATATTCATTCCATGAAGGTCGCATTTCAATTACCCTCTCTTCTGGCTATTGGCCTAAGACGATCATTTTGGGTTGCAGCTAATACAGCCCGGTCAATCTCAGCCACCATATCCAGCAGGCAGTTTTTGCAGGTTCCAAACTTAATATGGTCATTTGTCCCACAAGCTGTAGGGTCTTTAATTTCGGCAGGAGATATCTGATCAATAGCTGTTGCGGCATAACCCCTGCACCTATGGCATCGATTGTTATTCTCGAATTGCTGGCCATCCCACTTATTGAGCAGTACCGTCATAATAACCACCAGTCCAAAACCCTGCAGAGCGCCAATGCGGCCAGACCCACTATGCCCAAGATCACCACGAAGTCAAGGCTGGGAAGGGTGTCAATCCAATCGCATAATTGAAGGAATTGACCATACATCAATAAGACCTCCTGATCCGTGGCTCAAGACATTTCAGCTGCGGACTCCAGCATCCGTACCGGTGGATCACCTCCGGAAACTCCTGGATGTCATGCTGCCTGAGCGCCCATTTACCGCTTTCGGTCCTGGCCACATGGCACAGCTCATGGTAGAGCAGGGGTTCCCGGTTACCCTCATAGGCGTCGAAATATTCTTGCCACAAAATTATGCAATAATCATGGTCGGGAAGCAGGTGGCGCCAGGGGCCATGGGCCAGGTGACAGTGGCCAGCCCATTTGGAATTTTTCATGGGCTTCATCAGATATTTGATCCGGGCCTTGGCAAAATCCGACTCGGGGTTTTCCCGGACCAGTTTGGCGGCCAGGTCTAAGACCTCCTGCGGGGCATCCAGATATTCTTGATCAGACACGGTAAGACCCTCCACGATCTCTGTCGGTTTCAATTTCTATGCCGCTTACTACATACTCATGCCGAGGGTCTTCCATGGCAGTGGTTTCAATGTAATTTACTTTGAGAGATTTTATCCGAAAACCAGTGCCATCCAGAAATTCCTGGATTAGCTTGGAGACGGCTTTGGCCAAGGCCTCTTTTTTTTGATCCATCTCATGGCGTAGTTCATCAAGTTTATCTGCCAGACTTGGTTCAGTCACAGTCCCATCTCCCCCTCATCAGTTCCTCATCATCTTTGGTCAGCTGCCGCTTGTGCCTAGGCTGATCGAACTTGGCCTCATCCAGGACCGTTTCAACCCCAGCCCTTTCAGCTTCCTTCTTGTACTGCTTGGGGAAGAAATGACGGCGGAAATCCCTAAAAGACCTGAACACTTTTTGTTCACCACTGGGCATGGCTTCCCTCCTGCTCTTTATTATAGGCTGGCGGGCGGCAACCGGCCCTGGCATCCCGGAATCCTGACTCGGCCAGGAAGTTCTTCACCTGCTGTCCATCTGGGTTG